ATACTGCGAACCATCCCCATAGAAGCGCTTTGCAATGCCCCATAGGCTGTCCCCTTTTACAACCGTGTAAGCCGTGCCGCCTGCCCCGGCAGCATCTGCCGCAGGCACAGGCATATTCACCTTGACCGCGGCCTGTACCTTATGGAGATGCAGCCTCATGGTGTACCCCTTCCCTATGCTGTGGATTACCTTGTCCACATAGTATTTCCCGCTAAGGTATCCTAACCCTGCAACCATCACGCACTGCGATGCAACAATCCCAACGGCTCCCCGGATGGTAACTTCCATTGTCTGGATCTTCCGGTTTGCCCCGTTGACTTTTGCGGCAGCCTGCAGCTCCGCGTCAAACTGGGATGATGCCTGGGTATTCATGGAATACATCCTCCCAGGGCTTCCCATTGACACCTTGATTGGCTCCTTCGCGTCTGGGCTTGTATAATCCAGCTTTACCCCCGTATATGTGCCATCAACGGTCGTATTGAACGTCCAGGAAAGGATCCCGTGCCCACCATCTTGGAGGCCGTCACCTTCCCTTAATGTGGCAACTGCTTCCTTTGCCTCATACCTTACAATGTCAAAAATGACAATTTTATGGCTATATACTTTCATGGCAAGGCCATACTTATCACACAGGGAATAGAGGAATGCGCTGTCTGTCTCCCTGTTCTGCTCGATTTCCGCCACCTGAATGACATCAGCATCGTAATAGAGCGCCACCCCCGCCTTGGCTGCAATCTGGGCTGCGATATCCTGGACAGTTGACTTTTCCCAGGTACGCGTAACTGGCAAAGACTTAAAATCATCCATGGCAGGCACACTTACGCCGCCAAGGACACAGGCAAGGGGCCGCCCTGAAAACGAAATGTCATCAAGGACAAATTCCCCACAGTCAAAAACATCCTCACCTTCACTGGATCCCCAGTTAACAAGGGAAATCTTTGCCCCAAGGCTTGCACCGCGCCTTGGCATGAGCTTCCCCATCCACTCCTTGCCAATGTCCTGGAGGGTAATGGATATGCTGTCCGACTGCCCGCTTGCCACATCGGTGCAGGAAAACGCTGTTGCCTGGGCAGCCATCCTTATGCCAATCAGCTTATTGGCCGCTGCCGATGCTGCCGCCGAAGCCGCCGCTGCAAGGATGCTCTGTGCGATGCCTGCCTCTCCTTGCCCCGGAGCCTCCACGGGAGCCTCCCCTGGAAGCCCCGGGATTTCCAATGCCTCCCCCGGCCATATCCACCATCCTGGGGTGGAGCCCTTATAGGAATTTGCCTTCCCATGAGCCTTTGCCGTGGACTCAATCACTTCCGTATTCGCATTGTAAATTGCCATATACTGCGAGCCATCCCCATAGAAACGCTTTGCGATATCCCAAAGATTGTCACCCTTCACAACCGTATAAACGGCGCCGCCAGCGCTGCCGCTTCCCGCTACTTTTCCTGCATCCCCCGCCGCTGCGCCAGCGTCCACTGCATCAGCGGCAAGCCCTGCTGATTCGTCACCATAGCGGTAACTGATTTCCAACCGTACCTGATGCGGCTTCATGGCATCATTCCCTCCAATCTGGCAGCCTGCTTTCCTTGGTTGGCAAATCTCCCAACGCAAGGATTACCCCTTCCGGGAAAACAAAATACTCAAGGCTGTCCTGGTTATTCGCCATTAAAAACGAAACATATGATTCATCCCCATATGCTGCCTTGGCAATGCTGTCCCATGTATCGCCTGAAATAGTCCTATACACACCTGCCATAACCTGCTCCTTACCCAAATGACACGCGGGCGCGGGTCTTAAAATACCGATCCATCATCCGGTCAAACTTGTCCTGGGACAATTCAAGGGCATCCGCCAAATCATCCTTGCTGGGCGCATCCCCATAAAAATTAAGGGTTGGCTTATACTCAATGCTGGGGGCACTGCTTCCGCCATCAAGATCAATCCCATCAAATGCACTCCCCATGCCCAGGAGTTGGCCAGCTTTTTCCCACAAAGATATGGCATTCCTGCTCCCATCCAGCGGGATGACCGCCTCCGGCCCTTCTTCCGCCAGCCAGGACAGCTCCTTATTCCGTATGATGCCGCCATCCGCATTCCTGTCTATGCTTAACCCATTAAGCCCCGGCAAGGGAGGGAGCGCCGTAGCCCTGTACTGCATTACCGGGTTCAGCGTGATCGCCACGTCTGCCGTTGTCTCAAAGCCTCTGGCGTAATACTCATCAATCGCTTCCTGTGACCACGCATACATCCCTTCAACCGCCGGCCGCACATTTGCTTCCGCAGCCGCTGTTATGCTTTCCGCCGTCGCGGCCGCCGCGGCATTGCTGACACCTTCCACTACCTCATCCGGCACAAAATAGCCCTGCTTGCCCAATTCCTCCATGATTTCCTTATAGAAGCTGTCATAATACCCGCTCTCCACAAGCTGCTCGCCCAGCACGCTGCCCACTGACCCTGCATCCACCCCGGCCTGGGCCAGCGTGTCAAGGAGCGCAAAATCCGAAAGCCCCTTGATTATGGATTCCGGCACTTCCCTCCCCATGTCCTCATACTGCTGCTTGATTGCCTGCATCTGCTCAATGGACGGCTGCATGGCCTCCAAAAGCTGCCCGATCGCCTGCCTGGTCGTCTTGTCAAGGCCGCTCTCCGAAAATTCGCCGACCATGCCCATCCATAGGGCAGCCGGGCGCTCCATCCAGCCTTTTTCACCAGGATCCATATAGGATTCCATGGTTTCCTGGGCCTTCTGCATATAAGCCTCGGTGGCTGGGCCAAGCTCATCTGCATACTGCCCCATGATGGTTTCCAGCTGGAAATTAACCGCCCTTGCCTGTGCCGCGCCCACATTTTCCAGGTACTGCCCCTGCAGGCTTTCCAATGCGTCCTTATATTCACTTTCGCTTAAGTAATCCCCGGCTTCATACGCCGCTTTGATTGCCGCATAGTTCTTGACATAGGACTGCTGGTAAGCTGCTGATGCTTCCGCCAGCTGATCCGCCAGCTCTTCCTGTAAGTTCTGGAAGGAATCGGAATTAAGGCTGGCTCCGCCCGCATACTCCATCCCCAGGACGGAAAGCTGGGCATCAAACTCCCCTGTGGCCAGTGATTCCTCGATGCTTGCCATCTGGCGCTGGATATCCGCAATGACCTTCGTCTCCCGGATATCCAAGAGGCCATCATTGAACGCATCCGTGACGGCATCGTTAAGCTGTGCCCCTAGGGCAGACAGGTCATCATATTTATCCTGGTAAAACTGATTCACCTTCGCGGCAATGTCCCCAGAGCCATCCTCCGGGAACGCAACCTGGAGGTTAAGGGACACAGCATACTGTGACTGCTGGGCATATTCCTGGGCGGATTCCACATAACTGCTTATGGCCTCCCTATATGTCCCGGCCTCATCCTCCGTAAGCTCCATACCGATGGATACCTTCCAGTTCGCCTTATCTATTTCGGACACAGCCTCCTGCATGGCTGCGGAGATGCCCTCTAAGCTGCCAAACTCATCCAGCGCCTTCCTTACGCCGCCAAGGCTGCCTGAACTGATAATGTGCTCCGCCGCCAGCTGCAGTTCCTCCATGGAAAGGGCAATCCCGCCAAAATGGCTGGCAAGGCTGGCATCCACCAATTCCTGCTCATGCTGCTTATAAGCCGCCAAGGCTCCGGAAACCGCGCCGATAGCACCTACAAATGCAAGGATGCCTTTCGTCACTGGGTTCAGGCTCCCGAGGGACAGGAGCGCATTAATGCCATGGGATGCCATGGACACTGCCTTATAGGATGCCAAGGCTGCCGAAACCCCGGCAAGCACGGACAGGATCCCTTTCCCATGCTTGAGCACCCATCCCCCAAACCCCACGAACCCGGAAAGCACTGGCTGGGCATACTTCTTGAATTTCCGCTGGAATGTCGGGAACTGCGTCCCCGCATCCTCCATCCATTTGCCAAGGCCGCCTTCCCGGTTAACACGGTCCAATGCATCCGTCACCTGGCTTGTAGCCCCATCAATCACGCTGACCAGCCCTTGCCCTATCTCCTTCTTCATTGGCAGGAAACTGTCCCCCACCTTTATCTTCATTGCCCGGAAGGCATTGCCCACCATCAGGTCAATGTTTTCAGACGTGCCTGCCTTGATGGCAAACTCCCGTTCCATGCTCCCGGCATACTTGCCAGGATCCCCAACCATGTCCAATGCATCCTGGAACACGCTCATGTTGCCAACAACCTTGGCATTGCCTTCAATGGCCCATTGGCCAAACAATGTGCTCAGCGCCGCAACTTGCTTATAGTCTGGAAGGTTCCCAATGGCCATAAAGACTTCATTCAGTGCCCCTATGCTGTCCTCCTGCATCGCCCTTGCCACGCCATCTGCCGTAAAGCCCAGCTCTTCCCACTGCTCCTTCATGGCTTTAGTTGCGCTTGTCCCCTTGCTTAGGTTCGTGATCGTCCGCTTAACGCTGGTCGCTACCTTGTCGCTGCCTACCCCCGTCGCCAGCATGGCATCTGCTAATGCTGCAGTGGTTGACACATCAATCCCGGCAACCTGGCCTAGGCTGGCGGCATCATTGACCACCTGTGCAATCTCGGCCGCCGTGGTTGCGCTGTTTGCCCCAAGGTAATTGATCTGGTCTGCCAGCACCATGATCTCCCCGTGGGTCATGTTGAATGCCTTCTCCCATTTCGCCGCCCAGTCCCCTGCCTGGCTTGCGGAAATGTCCATGGCCGTCCCCATCACGGCAGCATCCCTTAAGAACCCACTGATTTCCCCATCCTGGCCTTTCTGGAACAAATCAGAAATCCCATAGCCGGACTGCCCGGCAGCCGCGGCCAGTTCCGTCAGCTCTTCCGCAGTCTTAGGGATCTCCATGCTCAGATCCAGCAGTGCCTCCTTGGCATCCCGGTAATTTTCCGCATAGGTCTTGCCATTGATGATGCCCCCATCCTTATCCAACGCCAACGCATTGCTGGCCCTCCCGGCTCCATCAGCAAGCCCATTGACATACTTCACCACATCAGCCATCTGGTGCTCAAACTTCGATGCCTCTTCCGTGCAGTCAGCCATGGCCGCCGCCACGGCCACAGAGGCCGTCCCTGCAACGGCTCCCAGCTTGATCCCCAGCCCAATTACCTTATTGAACCCCTTGTCAAGCCTAGCAAGATCCCTGTCCACCGCCAATGCCGTCTTCCTCAGCGTGCCGCTGGCCGCCACCAGGCTGGTGTTGAACGACTTGTCAACGATGCCTGCGATCCTGACTGCGAGCTTGTATTCTTTTCCTGTCACTGACAACCTCTGCCACCTCCTTGACGGTATCCAGAAAATCCAGGATGGGCATGGACAGCAATCTGTCCATGCCCATGTTCAGCGTGATCGACAGCTGTATTGCTACCTTCTTAATCTTTGCAATGTCTGCCGGGCTTAATCCGATCCATATAAAAAATTTATTACCCTGCTCTTCACCCTCGCTGCTTCATTCGGGGGGAGGGATAAGAAGAATTCAACTGGGAGCTTTGATGCCCTTGCCGCAAAATAGAAGGCATATTCCAGTGTCATTTCTAACCCGGCCTCAGAGGATCCTGCCCTTTCGATAAGCTTATTGATGGCAATCATGTCCGCGCCAGTCAAATCTTCCATCCCGGAAAGGTCGAGTTCCGTATACTCCTTGCCCTCAAACCGGTACGGCTTCCTAAACTTGATGGTGCGCCCTTTCCCATCATTTTCCATCCCGGCATCGCCTTCACTGCCAACAGGCATCCCGCCATCCATCCTTGCCAACGCTTCTTTTTTTCCTTCCATCAGCTAAACGCCCTCACTTTCGCTAAAAGATCCCTGCCATTGACATTGAACACCGTATTCAGCTTGTCGTATTCCAGCTTCGTCCGCCCGTCAACCTCAATCATTACGTATAACAGTTCCATGTCCACTTTTGCCCCCATCTGCTTGCCAAGCTCAAAGGTCCCTGGGGAAAAGTTCTTAAGCCTGCCGCGCTCCACCACCCTCATTCCTTTGAAATCCAAGGCTCCTGTGGATTTTACGGTATGCTGTTCCGATGCCCTGAACGTCAGGTCAACCAATTCCCCGGGATTCATGATCGAGAAGATATCCGTATCCAGGATCCGGAATGGGATTTCCTGCACCATCGAGGAATAAAACCCGGGAATCCCCGTCTCATAAGTTCCCAGTATCCCCGCGCCCCCGATTTCCTCCGTGATTGCTTCAAAATTGGGAAGCGGCACGGATCCGCTTACGCCGATCAGGACATTACTTCAGGCACATTCGTGACTGCTCCCATCCTTATTCACCTCCTAATGCAGCTTCAATCATAGACGGGTCGAACTCCAGGACATTCAAGATGTCTTCAGCTGGGGTATACGGCGCAAGGTACTGCTTAAACACAATCCGCCCGTCAATCACGTTTCCTATTGGGTTATCCTCCTTGCTGTAGACCATCTTAATCCCGGCACACTTGCCCATGGACACAAGGCTGTTCCCCCTAACGTTCTCTGAGTCCACAATGGATTCAATCAGCCGGTAATTCGCCGGATCGTCAACCTTCTCCATATAGGTAGTAATGAAATTATTCCCCCACCAAGAAAAAAACCTCCTGCAGGCAATCCACCTATCCTTTGGATCCTTGGTGTCCGGATATGCCGCCGTATTGTTGCCCCACGCCCTGAACCCATTCATGTTCAAAGCAGCCACAACACCAACGGCATTCAGCTCATTTGCCTGATCCTTATCCAGCATGACCTCCGTGCCATCCTGAAGGACGGCAGCGCTTACCCGGAGCGCCCTGTTGGAAGGGTAGAGGTTCGGCACATTGTCATTATTATAGTCGGTGTAGCAAGCCATCGCCGCATAAATGGCAGAAAACGCCATTGCCTTGCCCGCATACTTGACCATGGGCCAGACGCAGATCATATGCTCGCTGGCATAACCGCTTTCCAGCTTCACGTTGCCTACATCCGCATATTTCCGTGCCTTTTCCGTGTCTATGTCCAGGACACACTCACATTTGAACATCCCATTGATTTCCGTGCACTTCTCAGCAAGGGCAAGCCCCACCCTAGGGTCATGCGACCACCCAGGGGCAAGCAGCAGCGATGGGGCAATGCCAAACGTAGGGTAGACCTTCCGTACCAGCTCTATCCCGGTTTCTTTTCCCGTAGTGGAATCATATGAACCCACAATGTCCCCAAATGAAACCTTGCCTGGGTCAATCTTGTTCCCGGAAAGCGCAATGGAAGATACCCCCTCTGCAAAGACCGTCACCACCGCATACCCACCATCATTGAATGATACGGCATAATCCTTGCCTTTTTCCAAAGCCGTTTCCCCATGCTTAACGGAAAGCCCCTCTAGCAGGATGCCAATTTCCCCCGCAGTTGCCTGCCCATCCACAAGAGCCAGCGTTTCTGCATAGTCCGCCTTGTGGGTTTCCGGATCCAGGACGTTGCAAAGAACCGCCGGCCCCACGCCGAATGCCTTGAAGAACGCATCCATTGCCTGGCACAGCGTATAATTCCCGTAGTCCTCCGAATACCCTACAGCCGCCTTCGCCTCTGCGAATGTATTGCAGAGGAACAGCCTGTTTGCCGCGCCTCCCGGATCCAGCACAAGGTTAACCGGGGCTGTCCCGAAAATGACTGGCACGCCAGCCTCATTCCTTACCGGCGTGGGGATGCTGGTCGGGTTCTCCTGGATCCGTATTCCATGCATATAAGCCATTCCTATTCCCTCCCTGTAAACTTCTGCTCCACTTGGGCATAAATTGCCCAAAGCGTGCCCTGTTTTTCCTTAAGCTGCCTGGCCGCCCCCGGCATTTCATCCAGCCCGACAAAAAGCCGGGACATTGGCGGGAACTTTGCAATGCATTCCTGCGCCCCCGCAGGCAGGATGCCTCCCTTAAACACAGTGCCATGCCGCACTGTCCCTACGATTGTAGACCCCAGGTACATTAAATTTCCTTTTTCCTTTTTATCCACCTTGGGCGTTGCCGCCCCCAAAGGTTCAGGCCCTGGCAGCCTTTCCTTATCCTTGCTCATGCAAAACAATCCTCCCTTCTGACTGCCGCAATATGGAATTTCATATGGCAGGCCCCGAAGCTGTACGGATAATAAGCATCATCCTGCAAAGCCCACTTGAAGCCCCCTGCATATGCGGCCTTCCTGTTTAAACCTGGATCCTCATGGAACCTCTGGTATATCTTCTGGATAATGTTCATCACATCCCTATGCCCCTGGGAATCCAGGGCATCATCCCATATCCCAATGATGATGATTACGCTCACGATATTGAAGCTGTCCCTGCTTCCGCCATCCTCACCGCCGCTTAATCGCACAATGGCATAAGGGATCGGGTCGGCTTCATCATCCGTTTCATTCATGGGGATGTTCTGCGCAAACACATTGATGGGGATGCGGTTCCCTCCCGGGGACTTATAGGCATAGCCGTCTAAGATGCGGCCTACCTCATCCACAAGTTCATCCTGTAGCTCAAGCGGCGTCATGCCAGCCCTCCTCCCTTTACTTAATGTACCTTTTCATCTGTTCCTCAATGTTCTTCATCAAGATATCGTACATATCATCGTCAATCTCTTCCCTATACACGGTTTCCTCCATTTTTGGTGTCGATACGGAAAGGAGCGATTTCACGAACTCCTTATCTGGTTTTGATTCCATGCGCTTTCCAGGGACCCGCTGCGCTAAGGCAAGATGCCCGCTGCGGTATCTGATGACAAACCCTTTGTACTTATCCCCATCAGCACCTGGGCGCAATGCGATCTTATGGAAATCCCCATTCCTTAAAACCCTTGCCTTTACCCATGAAGGCGCACCCTTTCCGCCTGGGAAATATGTGCTTGGCCGGACATGGAAGTCAAGGAATTCATTCACATCCCCCTTTGCCTCAATGGTAGCAGCCAAATCCCCAGCCTTTGCTTTTTTGATGGAATTCGCCTCCCTGATATCGCCTTTGGTTCCCTTCTTGTAACGGTACTTATCCCTTGCCTTATCGACCATGCTGCCCTCTGTCTGCTTGGCCGCATTATTGATGGCTGCTTTCAGGACCATCCTGGATTTATCCCTTGCCATGCCAAGCGCAGCCTCAATCTTAGTCAGGTCGTCCATATCCACATAGAATAATTTCCCCATCCTGCGCCGCCTCCCTCAGGTCATGTAATAAAATAGGCACGCCTTATTTGACCCCCGTTTTGTTCGCCTCCAGGCACAGGGAATAAATCCCATCCTCATCAACGGCATCAGAAATGGTATATGCCTTCCCATCAAAGTTAAGGATACGCCCAACGGCCGGGAGCTTCCCAAAATCTTCAGCCTTGACATAGATGAGGAGCTCCTTCATGTAGACGCCATCTGCATATAAGCTCCGCTTATACTGGTAACGCTTTTCCCGGTCAATCATCTCATTACTGTCTATCTGGACCGCCATCTCTTTGCCGTTTACCATGTGGAGGTCGGAAAACTCATCCAGGTTCATAAAGATATTCCGATTGTCCTGCGCAATCTGCTCCTTGAATGTCATGCCTTATCTCCTTCTTGCACTGGTTTTCGGGATCTTCCCGGCGAGGTTGTCGCCATCCTCTGATTCTGAAACCGCCGCCTGGCCAGAGAGGCCTGGCTCTGCAGTCCGCAGCTTTGCCTTTGCCGCCGATCCCCTGGCTGGCAGCCAGGCAGCAGTTCCGGCAACAGTCCATGCTTCCACCATTCCGGGATCGTTCGCCGGAAGCTCCTCCCCTACTCTGTACTGGCGGGATAAATAAAGGATCGGGCAAATGGCGGTAAGGATTTTGGGCGGTTCAGGTTCAGAAACCCCGCCGTCATCAGCATCGCCGCCGCTTTCCTGATTCTTTTCCCCATTGTCCGCATCCTGCTCCTTATCGCCGCCTGCCGCATCCTCCTGATTATCGCTGGACACAGCAGTTCCGTCATTCTGCACGCCTTTTCCCCCGGGATTCCCTTCTTCCGCATCCATCAGCTGATCGGTCCCATCATTCTGCATAGGAGTATCTTTCTTTCTCATATAGCGCCCCCTTATCCCATCAGCTTCACGAAGATAACTGCGTCATCCGCTGCCGCCGCCTGCGCCGCGTATCCTGCAGGGGTATTGCCGGATGCAGCATCCGTAATACCGTTGCCGTCAAAGTAGACCGCAGCACCCATCTTAATCTCCGAAGTGCCGGTCTTTGCAATCTCATATACGCCCACTACATGAAGGCTCCCCTTCTCTCCCGGATTGATGGAAGTACCAGCGACGCCGATCCTCCCCTCAATAGGGATGATGGTGTTCGCTTCAATGACTGTGGCCGTATCGTTTACATAGTCAAGGCTCTCGCCCCTCTGCCAGTATGCTGCTTTCAGCATCTGTTTTTCCTCCTCTCTTAGTCCAGCGGATTGCTGATAGCAACACCGGGATTCTTCACGGCTCCCCGATAATCCATCACGGAAATGCCCCAGTCAAGATAAATATCCCAGATAAAGCCCAGGGTTCCCGGGGTCTCCATCCTGCGGATGGTCGGAATCTCCTGGCCGTTTAAGTAATCCACCTCAATGAAATCCGTATCGTCTGCCGCGCCGATCAGGAACCACGGCATTACATTCCCGAAGCCGCCGCAAAGGACGTTAAGGGTAGGTTCCTCAATGATCTCAATCTGCTCCCGGTATCTGTAGAGCGGATTGACAGCCTGGGTATTGCCCTCCGTGTTGATGGTGGGGCTGTAGAACATGGTATACATATCAAACGCATACCCCACCGGCACAAGGATCTTCGCCGGCCGCACAATGATTGCTTCGCCGAACTCATCCTTCTGGGTTTGAAGTGCCATGAGCATAATCTGCATGGATGCCTGGGTGATTCCGGTCCCAGTCTTTACCAGGTTGCTGTGCGCCTTGCTGAAAAGAACCGTACCGTCATAGATAGCAGGATTGTTCACCATGATCTGGCAGCACTGCTTATTGATGGTCTTTCTTGCGCTCGCCGCATAGCGGGCCGGGATCCTCGTCACCAGGTCAATGTCATCATTGATGAATGCCTGACGGGTAAGCGTGAACTGCCGCCCGTATGTTTTCAGCTTCCTGGTGGGACGCTTTACATCGCCCGGAACATCATGTTTCAGCTCGCCGCCTTCCGGCACTTCCAGGAATTCCCCTGCAGGGCCTGCCAGATAATTGTTATCAGCAGTCTTGAAATCCTTCAGGCTCCCTTTCTTTGTCCAGCGGTCAAAGGTAACGGCAACATTCTTATGCCCCTCGACATATGCCTTATTGATGGCATTGTCCAGGATCGTAGGGAATGCTGCCGTAGGGTTGAAAAACTGCCTGGATGCCAGGTTATAGATTTCCTCGGAAGAACGGCGGTTCAGCCCTGTATGCCCTTCTGCCGCAAGGCTCTCAATCGCCATATCCCGGAGGGACATCCCTACCAGCTCCCTTGCGCCCTCTGCCGGATTGGATAATTCTATGCCGGCGCGCATCACCAGCGCATCCCCTGCTGCCGCACGGAACTTGTCAGCCGCATCCGAAGTCACCTCTGCGCGGCCGCCCTGGGAAATCGGCGATCCCCCCTGGATCATGCCGTCCAGAATCGCCTCCCGTACCTTATCCACGGACACACCATCCGAAATGTAGCGGCTGGCGTCCGCTTCGGACACACGGAAGCTGCGGCACAGTGCGGTGATGTCGGCACACCTCTGCCGTTCCTGGGCGACCCCTTCCTCGGAACCGCTTCCCACGGATCGCTCTTCTTGGCCGCCATCCCCATTGCCGCCGCTTCCTTCGCCGTCCCCATCCATTGCGGCAAGCGCCGCATCGATCTGTTTCTGCAGGCCGTCATATTCCGCCTGCTCCTGGGCAGTAAGCTCCCGGCTGGCAGCTTTTGCCGCGTTCAGAAGCTCCTGCTGTCTCTGAATCATCTGTCTGAGATTCATGTTTTTTTTACCTCCCTTGAGTGAATTTTGATTTATTTGGAGCTGCTTTTCGTAATAGTAAAAGCTACTTACTCCCTTTTCCCCGGCGGTTTTTCCCGCCGCTGTGCCTTCATCCCCATCATCCTGGGAACGCCCCACGCCCACCGTAGGATCTGCCGGGACGCTTACGATGGAAACCTCATGGGGCGTCCATTTGGTAGCTATGCTGCAAGGCCCGTTAAACCGCCCGTCGCTGTACTTCTTGTTTGCCGCCACGTCCTCCCATACATCTACCAGATACCCAACGGACACGCCCTTGAGCGTCCCGCCGGCAACTTTCTGGAACACAGTCTCCGAATCCGCATCCTTGTCGAATTCGATTTCCGCATTTCCCCGCCCCCCTTCTATCCATGCCCGGACAATCTTCCCAACCACCTTGTCCCGGTTGTGGTTGTAAAGGACACAGCCTATGGAATTCAGGCGGCTTAAATCTACCGCCCCTTCCGAATGGGAAAGGATCTCCGTCCCGAACCACCGGTCATAAGGTTCCTCGGAAGAAAAGCTTAAGGTAAACTTCCGCTCATTCCCTTCCCCTTCCATGGCCCGGATGGCGCAGTCCGGGAGGAACCGCTGCTGTGCCCCGTCTCTTTCATTCCCTTTTTTTCCCTTTTCCGGCACTGCCCTTATCATCATCCGTTTCTTCCGTTTCCTCAAGATCTTCCCCCTCCTTAATGCCAAAGATTATGTTCTCCATGTCCACGCCCTTTTCCCTGCCATATTCCAGCACTTCCGCCATGTCGTCAATCTGGTCGCGCCAATCCCTGCCATTTTCTGCCGCAATCTGCTTATAGGTCTTTTGGCCCGTCCTCAAGGCCACGCTGTCTGCATTTGATTCCTTCTGGGGATCTATCCACGGCCTCGGCTCCTGCGTCCACTCATGGGCAAGGTAGCGCTCCTTTTCCTCCCAGAACCTTGGGATGGAAAGCGCCCCGCAGAGGACTGCCGAGATGATGAACGTTTCATAAATTTCATCCAGCACCTCCAAAAGCAGCTCCTTTTCTTCTCCATAGGTGAGGTCATCTTCTATCATCCCCTGCCTTGCAGAGGAATACGTTGCTTCGGACATATCCCGGCTGGTGGCCTCATAGCTGATGCCCTGCCCTGCGCCCACAAGCCTCTGCTGGAGCTTCGTGAAGCTGGTAGCGTCTGCCCCCTGCCCGGTGGGGTTCACCACCTGGATCTCATCCCCCACGTTCAGTTCCTTGATCATTCCCGGGGAAAGGAGCTTGCCGTCATAGCTTACCCGATCCTCCTGTCCGCCGAACCGCCCAAGCTTGCCGCTTCCAAGGCCAGTAACCGGCAGCCCCTTTTTAATGAAGATGGCAAGGCAGGCCTCAATGCGTTCCTTTACCGACACAGCCGTCATAAATTCCGTGATATCCCGGATCCTCGGGATAGTCTGCGCCATGTCAGACATTTCCCTAAGCTGCGTTGGCCGCCTGATGGTGAAATAGAAAATCACATCCTTTGCGTCTATCCAGACCGGCTCCTTCTGCCCATACCCATCAATGTCATACTGCCTGATGAAATACCCAACCGGGCGGTTCCAGCC